TAACAAGGAGGTAAGTCCTATGACAGAAGATACAACAGCAGTCGCAGAAGCACCAGTTGCAGAAGCAGAAGTAAGCGTATCAGCAGAGGTCACTCCAGAGGCACAGCCAGTAGCAGAGAAGGCATTAGATGTAGAGACAGCAGTTGCAGAAGTTGCACCTGAAGTTGAAACATCTAAGTCTGACGAAGTTGCGGATGATAGTGCTACATCTTCACCAGAAGATGCAACAGAGGCTCCAGCAGAAGAGGCATCAGAAGATGCTGAAAAGGCTGATCAAGTAATTATAAACGCAATTACAGAGATTAAAGAGTCTGTTACTAATGCCTTTGGCGATCTAACAGCAACAATTAAGTCACTTAGTGACGAAGTTGCGAACATGAAGAAGTCTCTTGATGCAACAACAACTGATGTTGATCAAATTAAGGGAACCTTTAATGAAATTGGCAAGCGAGTAGATCTAGTAGAGCTAGACACCGCTTTCCGCAAGTCTGGCGATCTAGGCGAGATCGTGCAGGAGCCAGTAATGGTTCAAAAATCCCTATGGGGCGGACGTTTCCTCAAATTCTCCGACCTATACAACTAACATAAAATCACTAGGAGGTGAACAATATGTCAGAAGATATCGTAAAGAACTATCCAGGTTCTCCAACAGTAGACCACGCTCACAGCGGTGATGGTGCATTTGCTTCAGGAAGCTCAGCTAACGCTGCAATTCCAGTCGCAGGACGCACAGGAACTATGGGCAATATTGCTACAGCAAATATGGGAGTACTAGATGGTCCTAACGCAGTAAATCCATCAGGTACACCTGGTGGTATCTTGCTACCTGAGCAAGCCCGTCGCTTCATTGATTATGTGTGGGATGCTACAGTTCTCGCTAAAGATGGACGTAGAGTTACAATGCGAGCAAATACAATGGAACTTGAAAAAGTTAACGTTGGTGAGCGTGTAATTCGTGCAGCAGCACAGGCAGACCCTACATTTACCAATGCAGGAGCAACATTCTCAAAGGTTGAACTTACTACTAAGAAGATTCGTCTTGACTGGGAAGTATCAACAGAAGCACTTGAAGATAACCTAGAAGGTGGAGCTCTTGAAGACCACCTTGTTCGTTTGATGACAACAGCATTTGCAAACGACATTGAAGATCTTGCGATCAACGGTGACGGTTCAACTGCTCCATTCCTTTCAATCATGGATGGTTTCGTTAACAAGGTAACTTCAGGATCAGCAGCACACGAGTCATTCGTAACTGTTGCAAACAACGAGTGGACAACTCCTGTTCTACAGGACATTATCCTTGCAATGCCACGTAAGTATCGTGCAATCAAGAACAACCTAAAGTTCTATGCAGGTACAGACGCATTCCAGGGTATCGTCAAGAACAACGGTACACTTGCTGATGCAATTGCAGAGGCATTCTCTCCAATCGCAGCAGGAACACCTGCTAACCGTCAGAGCTATCTAGATGGTGCAGCACAGACATTCGGTGGAGCACGTACAACACGTGTTCTTGGTGTTGAAGTTCAGGAAGTTCCATACTACCCTGCAGGATATGTAGATCTTACATTCCCTCAGAACCGTGTATGGGGATTCCAGCGTGACATCACTGTAAACCGTTTCTACCAACCAAAGAAGGATACAATTGAGTACACAGTATTCGTCCGCTTTGGTCTACAATGGGAAGAGCTTGATGCAGTTGCATTCGCAACAGCAGCAAACAACTCATAATCATTGAAACACTTTATAGGGAGGGTAGCGTAAAAACTACCCTCCTTATTTTCTTTTAGGAGCAAATATGTCTTATCCAGGAACAAATCCAGTTGATCATAATCACTTTGGAAATGGTGCAATCGCATCTTTAGGAACACCTGGAGTAATAATTATGGGACCAAGTGGACTTCAAGTAAATACTTTAGGAAATCTTCCAGGCGCAAACATGGGAGATACAACAGGACCAAATGCAGTAAATCCTTCTGGAGTACCAAACGGTATTCGTTTACCATCACAAAATAATTTCGGTAAACCAAGAAGAAGACGCTAATTCTGGTATAATGACATAGGAGGATTAAATGTCTATTACTGAAGAACTATCCAAGAAAACTGTTATGGAGATAAAGTCCTATGCCAAAAGAAATAATATTGATATTGTGGGTGCAAACAAAAAAACAGAGATTTTAGAAATTATTGCTAACTGGACCCCAAGTGAAGAGCCAGTAGAACAAAAAATAGAAACAGTCCAAAAGGTAAATGAAAATGTTGCATTGTTTTCAGAAAGAAATATTTTTTGGAATGGCGTTGGCACTCTAGAAAAAGGATACAATATTGTGAAAAAGGAGGAATCGGAAAAATGGGCTACACACAGGTCAGTTCGCATTGCGACACCACAAGAAGTTGCCTCATACTACGGTAAATAAATATGATAGTACTTAGACTTCCACCATTTCCCATTGACATAAAGTACGATGTTCCACAAGCAGATACTGACTATTTGTTTACAATAGAAAACTCTTTAATTAACATTAATATATCGGAAACTCTAACTTCTGACTCAAACTCACAAATTACATTTACCTTAACTGGTGATCTTGTCAAATATGATGATGACTACTCTGTACAAATTTATGAAGCTGACGAAGAGTCAGAACAAGATCTAGTACTTGAAGATAGCTTAACTATTATTCGTCCATACGTTAATCCAAATACATTAGGAACTACCGCAACAGAAATTGCAGAAGCAACATACAATGAGCGCCTTGCAAGAGCCATAATTGACTCTATAATTGGAACTAAGTTTACATTTGAAAAGAAAATAATTGAGGTAGTTGGACAAGGAACAGATTATCTAGCGTTCTGGGAACCAGTTTACAGTGTCAATAAAGTATATGAAAATGCAAGATTGGTCTACGATGTAACTAATACTACTGATGGACCAGCACTTGATGGATATAATTATATTTTTACAAAAGATGGAACTTCAATGGTTAAAGTTCCAGTAGACTACGATCCTAATGAATCAAAAGATCGCTTAGAAAGAAAACCACTAAAGTATAGAGATGCAGGATCAGATTCATTTTATGCATATGCACCATATGAAAACTATGACAATATGTGGACAAATACAAGAAATCAACCAGCAGCATTTCCTGAAGGTGTTGACTATATAGTTGACTATGATGCAGGGTATAAAGTTATTCCAGGCGACATCCGTGATGCTATGAACCTATTAATTGAAGACATTAAGTGTGGAAGAATGGAACACTACAAGACATACATTTCTGAATATCAGACAGATCAGTTTAGACTCAAGTATGATTCATCAAAGTTTTCTGGTACTGGAAATATTCTTGTTGATATGATTATTGATAAGTATATAACAGACATTAAAAAGCCTGGATTATTATAATGAGTACGGTGTGCGAAACTACCGACTTTATGTTTCCAATGTTGGCAGACATTTACTATCCTGTAGTTGAACAAGCTGCCTATGGAAACCTAAAGAAACAGTGGGTTCTTGATAGAACCGTAGCCTGCTATCTTAGCTCTGCAACAGGAAAAACAAAAGAAGAAATTATTCCTAATGTTAAAATTGATCAAGAAGCAAGTCTGGTTGGAAGAGTCAAGCTTGACCTTAGAATATCAACACATCATGAAAGACAATCTATGACAAATATTCTTGTCACAAACATAAGGCTTCCAAATTCAGAAACAATATATATGGAAACTGCTGGACCTAGATCAGGACAGGGAACCATATATGAGGTTGCCTCACAAGAGCCATTAGTTGGACCAACAAACAAAGTTGATTTCTATAAAGTTCTTTTGCGTCGTTCAACTAATCAGTCGGTGGATGTATGATTAGAATAACAGCAAACACTAATTTATTTAGAAAAGACATGATGAACATAATTGATTATTCTCTTGGTTTTTTAGATGGAATAAACAGAGGAAAGTCTAAATTTTTTAATACTATTGGAGCACTTACTAGTGACTCACTAAAAAACTTTATTGATATAAATGCTAAACTAAATCCTGCTATGCTTCAGCATGTGTATGAATGGTATCAGGTTGGAAGTCCAGAAGCAAGACTATACAATATATCATACAATGCCAAAGATTCTGGAGTATCACTTTCTTCAACATTTTCGCAGTCATCAACAATTAAAGATGGATCAAATGTTCCCTTTTACGATAAAGCAAGAATTATGGAAAACGGTGTGCCAGTATTGATTTCCCCAAAGACATCAGGAGTTTTAGTTTTTGAGGATAACGGAGAAACTGTTTTTACAAAGAAAGATGTATTAGTTACAAATCCTGGAGGACGAGCAGCAGTTGGTGGATTTGAAAAAACATTTGATTTATTCTTTACTAAATATTTTTCACAGGCATTCATGAAATCAAGCGGTATAAAAGATTATCTAGAAAATCCAATAGCCTACAAAGCAAATATAAAGGCTGGCAAAAATAACGGTAAGTCTGTTGGAGTTAGAACAGGATACCAATGGATAGCACAGGCAGGGGTAGCATAATATGGCAAATAATTCACCTTTAAATACTCCAGTTCTTTGGATTAACAAATATCTTGAAGATCAAATACCTCTATTGACCAATATTGAAGTACCACTATTTCCTTCATCCCCATCAATAATTGATGACTTGACTGGATCATTTCCAGTAGGTGGAGTTATGGGTACATGGGATAGACTAATCAAGATGAATCGTAAAGGTTTTCCACACATCAAGTGCGAGCAGCTTCTTTATTATTTCTATGCAACAGCAGAAAATACAATAGAAAATATGGTTCAGATTCAGGAGTCAGTCCTTAGACTAATGGACCGTTTTGATGAAACGGCAGAAGAAGTCAATAACTGGTGCAGCAATCGTCAGATTAGAATTAGCCCTACAGAGGCATTAGACAGCCAGTTCTACTTCCACAACTTTAAGGTATATCAGCTTGAGGAGACCAGAGATATCATTGACTTTGGTACAGCTCGTACGTATGGCGGTAATAAGATAATTATTGACTTTGACTACCATCAAATGCCAGATCTGACAGCAAGAGACTGGAAGCCTGAAAAACTAGCCACAAAAATAATTATATAAAACACTGTTATAATTGATTTTGAGGAAACACAAACGCCAAACAACTTAATAATCCTATTAATGAAAAAGAGGTGAAATACTATGGCTTATAGTCGTGGAACGTCAACCAACATTATCGTTGGTGCAGCAGCACTTTTTGTGGCAGACACAACACTTGATGCTAATTCACTAACTCCTTTTGTAAACTCAGAGACATTCCGTGAGACACTTGCGGATGATGCTGATTACACAAACGTTGGTTACACAATGAACGGTCTTGAATTAAATTTTCAGCCTGACTTCGGTGAAGTTCAAGTTGATCAGATTCTTGACGTTGCAAAGCTTTACAAGCAAGGCATGCAGGTAAATCTTGCAACAGCTTTTGCTGAAGCAACACTAGAGAACCTTCTTCTAGCTTTGGCTTACTCAGATAGCAAGCTTACAGGAACAAAGAGCTCATCTAACGGACGATCACTTGATCTTTCTGCTGGTGATATCGGAGAGTGCCCTGTAGAGCGTGGTATTGTTGCAGTAGGTCCAGGAACTGGAGACTGCGTTGACTCTGCTTATGTAGAGCGTGTTTACACAGCATACCGTGCACTTTCAATTGAGAATGTTACAGTATCTGCAAAGCGTGATGAGGCTTCAATGTTTGAAGTATCATTCCGTCTTCTACCAGAGGATGTCTCTGGTTCATACGGTAAGATCGTAGATCGTACTTGGACAGCAACATCATAATTTAATAATTATACGACTTAGCCCACTTCTTTTGAGGTGGGCTTTGTTGTTTCTATGATAGAATAGATAAAATGGCTACACAAATATATCACAGAGAAAATGTTTATTTAATTGATGGAACAGAAATAGAGATAACTCCATTAAAAATTAAATACTTAAGAGATTTTATGATTGTTTTTAATGAAATTGAAAACGTATCAGATGATGATGGTGCCATTGATATTTTATCAAAATGTGTGGGTATATGTATGAAACAATACTATCCATCAATATCAGACTCATTTGAAGACAATATAGATTTACCAACAATATATAAGATTATTGATGTAGCAGCGGGAATAAAAATAAACAAGAAATCAGAAGAAACAGTTAAGGATCAAGCAACAAGCAGTGGTATGACATGGCAAGACTTAGACCTTGCAAAACTAGAGGCAGAAGTATTTATTTTGGGTATTTGGAAAGACTATAATGAACTAGAACAGTCTCTATCAATGCCTGAGCTAATGGTTACATTATCTAGTAAAAGAGAGCTAGACTATGAAGAAAAGAAATTTCTTGCAGCAATTCAGGGTGTAGATTTAGAAAGCTCATCTGGATCTGACAAAGGACAAAAAGAGTGGGAAGATATGAAGGCTAGAGTCTTTAGCCAAGGAGCAACATCTGATAGTAATGATGTGTTGGCTCTTCAAGGACAAAATGCTCAAAAGGCAGGGTTTGGTATTAACATGGGACTTGATTACGAAAATTTGGTAGATCCAACACTCCTAAAAAATTGACACTTTCGTGCTATAATTGACATAACCTAATTAGGAGGTAGTATGGCAACGACAGTGTATGAGGCTCAAAAACTCACACTTATGGATGGTACAGAAATATCTGTTCGTCCTTTAAAAATCTCTCTTCTTCGTCCATTTATGGCAAAGTTTGAGGGTGTTGCAGCGGTGGCGGATGACAATGAAAAGTCAATGACTCTTCTTGTTGAGTGTGTTCAAATTGCAATGAAACAGTACAAACCAGAACTTGCAGATGACATTGAAAAGCTAGAAGAAGTTCTAGACTTGCCAACTGTCTACAAGATTGTAGAAGCAGCATCAGGTTCAACACTTGCTGGTGAGTAAAACAATTAATAACAAAAACTAAAAAGCGAGGTGTAAACTAGATGGCTGACGTTAATGCTAATATTGGCGTTAATATTGATACGTCTGAAGCGTTAGCCCAACTAAAGGCTTTACAACGTCAGATATCTCAGTTCCATACATCAGTCGCTAAAAGCAGCGAAGCTGCTGGACTGGCGCAGAGAGATCTGCAGAAGAACTTTATCAATAGCGTAAATGCTACTGGTGCTTTTTCTGCAGAACTCCGCACAGTCAAAACAACTTCTGAATCTTTTACAAATTCACTTGAGAAGAATAAATTCTCTATGCGAGAATACTTTAGGTATTCTGCAGCATCAACAAAAACATTTGGTCAGCTATTTAAGTCTGAGTTTGACACAATTGGCAAGGTTGCTGAAGATCGTGTAAAAAAGCTACAAACACAATATATTAAGTTAGGCCGTGATTCAAGCGGAGCAATGAAGGCAATTGCAGTTATGCCTAATCAGCTTGACATGAATAATTTTTCCACTCAGACACAACTTGCAGCACAGAAACAAGCAATATTTAATCAGTTAGTAAAACAAGGATCTACAAACCTACTTAACTTTGGTAAAAATACTCAGTGGGCTGGTCGTCAGCTTATGGTTGGATTTACTCTTCCACTAGCCAGCCTTGGAATGGTAGCATCAAGAACTTTCATGGAAATGGAAGCTCAGACAATTAAGTTTAGAAAAGTATACGGAGACTTATTTACACCAACAGAAGAAACAGACCAAGCACTTGAAAGTATTACAGCACTTGGTCAAATGTTTACTAAGTATGGTGTTGCAGTTTCACAAACAGTAGGACTTGCAGCAGAAGCTGCAGCTGCAGGTTTTTCTGGTCTTGACTTGCAACGTCAGACAACTGAAGCAACAAGACTTTCTGTTCTTGGACAACTTGATGCACAGAAAGCACTTGAAACAACAATTTCATTGCAAAATGCATTTAAGATGTCTTCTGAAAATCTTGCAGAATCAATTGATTTTCTTAACGCAGTAGAAAACCAAACAGTCGTATCCCTAGATGATATTACAACAGCAATTCCAAAGGTTGCACCAGTTATTCAACAATTAGGTGGTGATGTAAAAGACCTAGCATTCTTTATGGCAGCAATGAAAGAAGGTGGAATTAATGCATCAGAAGGTGCTAACGCATTAAAGTCTGGTCTTGCATCTTTAATTAATCCAAGCACAAAGGCAGCAGCAATGCTTGAAAGTGTTGGAGTAAACATAAAGAAAATTGTTGAATCAAATCAAGGAGATTTAAAAGCAACTGTTGTTGAGTTTGCACAAGCACTTGACACATTAGACCCACTTACTCGTGCAAGAGCAATTGAACAGTTATTTGGTAAGTTCCAGTTTGCTCGTTTGTCAACATTATTTGATAACGTAACAAATGAAACTGGACAAGCAGCACGTGTTCTTGAATTAGCAGGATCATCTATTGAAGACCTTGCCTCTTTATCAGAAAAAGAATTAGGACTTACTGCAGACTCTGCAATGAATAAGTTCCGTAAATCTGTTGAAGACTTAAAGCTTGCTCTTGTTCCAGTTGGACAAACATTCTTAGAGGCAGTAACACCAATTGTAGAATTTATTGGCGGAATACTTGAAAAGTTCAATAACCTTTCTTCTGGTGTAAAACGAGCATTAGTAATATTAACAGTTGCACTAGGTGCCATTGGTCCAATTGCATTAATGACATTTGGTTTGGTTGCTAACGCAATTGCAAATGCACTTAAACTTATAAATCATTTACGTAATGGATACTTAAAGTTAACTGGACAATCACAAATACTTGGTGAGCAAACTGACTATTTGACAATGGAACAAATTGATGCAGCAGCAGCAGCACACTCTTTGGACCAATCACATGCAAGACTTACTCAAACATTTACAGCAGAATCTACTGCAATAGCAAAGTTAATTGCTTCATATCAGCAAGCAGCAAATGCAGGTGCAAAGTTTGCAGCAATAAATCCAGGAATGATGATGGCTCCACGCACTCCTACAAAGAGAGCAGAAGGAAAGCCAGTAGTAGTTGGCGGTACAGGAAATCAAGACACAGAATTAGCATTACTAACACCTGGAGAAACAGTAATTCCAGCAAAGATGTCAAAAAAGTATGCTGCACTAATTAATGGAATGATTGCTGGAAACATTCCTGGATATATGTCAGGAAAATCAGCAGCATATGCACACGCACAAATGCCATTTGCTCCTGGATCAGAACAATATTTACAAGGAATAAAGATTGCTGGACTAGAGCAGCTATCAAAAGAATTTCCACAATTTATAAAAGTTGTTTCAAATCTTGTTGCAGAACTTCCTCAAGCATTAAATGTTGCAATGAAAAAAGGAGCACCAATTGGAGAATTTACAAGAGATTATTCTGCTCGTGAAGGTAAATTTACAACTGCTGCAAAACTAGGTGGTCTTGATCTTGGTGATGAAGGAGCAAAAATAGCACTCCAATCACTTGAAAATGAAATAGGAGAAGCAACAGTTCAACTAGCAAAACAAAAAGCTTCTGGAGCAGAGGTCGTTGTTTCAGATGAAATGTTTGCTGAAGCTACTCGTTCTGTAATTAATAAATATAAAGATGTAGAAGGGTCTGCAGGCAAAGCAGCAAGAGCTTTAGATAGAGCCTCAACTCAAATTGGGCAAATAAGAGTAAGTGCCAAAAAAGATGATATTGTTTCTGGCCTAGCTAGTGGAAAATTTAGAAGAAGCAGAACTGGAAAACAAACACAAAATCAAATTTTATTTGATAATGTTAATGTTGGAAGAGAAAGCTCTACAAATCCTAATAATTTTTATTCTGGAAATCCAACAAGTCCAAGAGGAAGCTATAGAGGAAAAACAAAAGAGTCTATTGTTATCCAAGCACAAGCAGATGCAGAAATTTATGAAAAAACAATTAAACAAAAAACATCAGACATATATGTATCTTCTAGAGAAAGACAAAGCCCACATCCACAAGCTGCAAAAGATGGAGCCGATGATGCAAGGGCATACGATAAAGCAAGATCATCTGTAGCACAACAATCAAGATCATCACTATATGGAAGTGGTCCAATAGACCCAACACAAAAAGCTATTCGTAGAAATGAAGATAGAAAAATGAGATTGTCTCAGGTGGGACAAGGTATGTCTCCATCTCCACAAATAATAAAGGCTATAGATAATGAGGTAGCAGCAAGAAAAGTTTCACAGCAAAGACTTAGCTCTATGAACTCTGCCCTTATGGGTGGAACCTTTGCATTAACATCTTTGGCTGGCGCAGGATCAATGGCTAGTGGACCACTTGGAGATATTTCCAGGCAAGTAATGAAGTTCTCTGGACTACTATTTGCACTAATGTCTGTTACACAATTATTAACACAGACAAAGATTGCAGCCCTTGCTGCAGAAAGATTATCAATTGCTTCAACTGCAATGAAGATGGCTAAGGGTGGTGCAGGAGTGGCTGGCATGTCAGGAATTCTTGGAAAGTCTGGAATTTTTGGAAACATTGCAAGACTTGGATTTGGATTAATAAAATTACTTGGACCAGTTGGATTGATTACAACAGGATTTATTACAGCAGTATCTGCTATGAAAACATATAACTCTTGGAGAGAAAGAGAACGTCTTGCAATTGAAGGCCTTGGCGATGCTGCATTCTTAAGTAGTGAAAAAATAAAAACACTTGGAGATTTTTTTGGAGTAGTTCCAACACAAACAAGACTTGAAAGAAGTGGCCCATCACTTGTATTGGGTAAAGAAGAAAGATCACAGGTTGACTCTCTTAGAGCTGCAGAATCATTTAGAAAAGACTTTGCAAAGGATATTGAATCTTTAAGAGGAGCTAACAATAAACAGGCAGAAATTATTTTTAATTCTTTACAAGTTCAACTAAAAGGAAAAGGTTTTGCAGAAGAAAATATTCAAACAATAATAAAAGCACTTCAAGAAGAGTCTGGAAAAGTAAATGTAGAAATTGACTTTAAGTCATTAGATTTAGCTACAGAAGCTGGTCAAGCAAACTTAGAAAAAATATCAAAAAAGCTTGGAACTTCTTTTGGAAAGCAATTTTCAGAAGGATACTCTGCTGAGATTAAAACGGGATTTAGTGGAGCTACTGGTGAAGTTGTTACATATACAAAAGAAACTTTATCTAAAGGACTACAAAAGAGTTTGTCAACAACCTCTAAAGTAATTGCAGGAATGTTTAATGGCTTATCTGGACAAATTGAAAATGGAACAATAAACGCAAAAGAATTTAATCAATCTTTTTCTGCAATATCAAACACAATAGAAAATATGCCTGAGCCACAATCTATGCTTCTACTTAATAATATTTTAAGGGCAATGCCTGGAGATTTAGCAAAAACAGCAGTAGGAATTAAAAATGTATCAGATCAACTTCTTATTGCAAAAGCTGCTGCACTTGGATTGTCAACTATTACACCAGCAATGATAAATCAACTAAAGGCTGCTTCAGAGCCAGGAGCAGATCCAAGAGCAGGACTTGCAGCAGGTAGAATAAGAGCAAAGATTAAATCAGACCTAAAGGGTATTCAGGAGTTAATGGACCTTGTGACTGAAAGCTCTAAAACAAGTGCTCAAACAACAACAACAACAGGACAAAAAGAAGTAAATTCTCTTGTGGCTAAAACTCAGGCAATTGTAAAACAAACTAGAGCATATGTAATTTTACGTAATGCAAACGTTGACAATGCAACTGCAACCGAATTATCAAATGATGCAGAGATTGCATCACTAGTTCTTGCTAATGCCAAAGGTAAAAAATTAATACAGCTAAAGAAAGAGCTTAATGATTATAAGGCAGCTGTAGAAGGATTAACAGCAGCAACTAAAGCAGGCATGTCAGAGGATGAACAATTTGAAGCTAATCTATCACGCACACTAGCAATTGCAAATCTTCGTGAAAAATTAATTGATATACAATTTGCATCAAGATTAAAAGATGAAAACGATAAGCTAGAAACACAAGAAAAAAATCTTGAATCCATAAATGAAAAAATTGATGCAATAACTAAAGAAGATATTGATCCGCTACAAAAACAGATAGATGCTAACAGCTTTGCTCTTGAAGGAATAGCACTACAAGAAGATGCAATTAATGAAAAGTATGAAACACAAATTACAGCACTAGATAAAATTGCTTCAATTAATCAAGAAATTAATAACATTCAGAAACAAAGAATGTCTATTGCAGATGCACTTACTCGTGGAGACATATCTGCAGCAGCAGTAGCAGTACAAGAAGCAAGAGCACAACAAGCAGAATCTGCAATATCTGGACAAAGAAATGCATTGACTGCAGGCCGTGATGCAGCAATTGGAGCACTAGGAAGAAATGCACTTGAAAAAGCAAACAAGCAATTACAGTATGACATTAGCGTAATTGAAAAAACAAAACTATTAACTCTTAGAGAACAAAAAACAGAAACTGAAGCACTAATACAAGCAGCTGAAAGAAAAATTGCTCTAACAGAACTAGAAATAAAAAATGAAAAAGAAAGAGCAGTTTATTCTGGACAAACAAGACAAAACATTGAAGATCAGGCTGATCTATTCCGATTAGCAAAAGAGGCTGGAATAACTTACAATGCAGAACTAATTAAGCAATTAGCAAATGCAGAAGGCATTAAAGCGGCTATTGAAGCACTGGAAACAACAGTTACCACAAAACATATAATAGAAACAACGTATACAACAGGAGGCAGTGGCCCTGGGCCAGGTGGTCCTGAGACAGAAGTACCTGCTAAAGATAAAAAACCAATTAAACCACCTGCTGGAGGCGGTACTGGAGGCGGTACTGGAGGGGGTACTGGAGACAGCACAACAATTCAAAATCCTACAATTAGAGAAGCTGAAAGACAACAGGCAGCAAGAACAGCAACATTGGCAAAACAAGATGCAGCAATGGCAGGAAGAGCAGCAGATGCAGCAAAAGCAGTAGCATCAGCAAAAGCAAGCGCAGCAAGTTCTTTGGCAAAGCAAGAAGCAGCTATGGCAGCAAGAGGACCAGTAAGAAGGTCTATGGGTGGTTTAATTCCAAAATATATGGCAGCAGGTGGATTTGCACGTGGAACAGATACTGTACCAGCAATGTTAACTCCTGGAGAGTTTGTTGTTAAAAAGTTTGCTGTTGATAGCTTTGGTGTAGATAATTTGCGTGATATTAATAATGGAACATTTAATAATAAATCACAAGCAAGTGGAAATACTTCTAGCTCAGTGTATAATTATGGTATCAATGTTAATGTTTCAAACTCTAATGCAAGCACAGATGAAATTGCAAAGGCAGTAATAACACAGATTAAAAATATTGATAATCAAAGAATTAGGAGTCAAAGGTACTAATGGCCACATCATCCTATATAACGGGCAGAAAGCGATATCAGAGACCACAGGCTATCCTTTGGTCAGAGAATGCTGGGACTCTTACAAACGGTCTCTACGTGCCTACAGGGTATGAAATTGGGGCAGATATACCAGAGGGTACAGATCAAAATATGATTGATCAATTTTTAATATTATCAGATCATAATCGTGCAAATATGTCATTTTCAACAGAAAGAATTGAGCAACGACAAAGAACTATTAATGGACGCATGAGGTCATATCACATTGCTGATAAGTTAAAAATGTCAGTATCCTGGAACAACCTACCATCAAGAGCACATGCTGGAGTGGCAAATTTTAACACAGAAGGAGATCCTGCCATACAGGGTATTTCAACATATAAAAATACTACAAATGAATATACTTCAGACGGTGGAGCAGGTGGAGTAGAATTGCTTGACTGGTACGAAAACCATAAAGGACCATTTTGGATGTATCTTGCATACGATAAATATTCTAACTTTGGAAATGACGATGAAGCCTTTGGGCATCTTGCTCAGTATAACCAAATAGTTCAAGTATATTTTGCAGACTTTACTTATGATGTAGTAAAACGTGGTGGAAGCAACTTTGATCTTTGGAATGTTTCTGTAAGCTTAGAAGAGGTTTAATGTGTTTGTTGATGAAACCTTAAAGACACACTTAGAAACATCTGCAACAATAAACTTAAAATCTCTTGTTCTTGCTGAATGGAATATGAATATTCCAGATAACATATTTAAAACTGGTAACTATAGATATAGACCAAATGAAGTTGGAGATATATATTCAAATCTTCCGCAGTCATTTGACAGACTTGATATAGGAAAATATTATACGGATGCACTAGAGTCAAATGTTGTTATTGATGGAGGAGTTACAAATACAGATACTCCACAGGTATTTCTTGCAAATAAAGAAAAAAACAAACTATTCTATTCTTTAGAAGATTGTCTAGGACAATTTAGACCACGTTCTGGAATTAATAAGTTAATGTATTTTTCTGGAAAATATCTTGCAAACTCTGGATCAAGACTTGCAGAGCGCCCAAGATATTACATGCCATCAAGGTATGATCAGTTTAAATACTGGACTTCATATAGAACAGAGTCTGGCAATGAATATGGAATCTCAAACCAAATACTAAATTCAAACTTTTTTATATATGATGCTGTTCCATTTGTAGTGTACAAAGAAAAGGTTCCAGCAAATAGAATTATTGTTAAAATGCAAACTAATGTGGGAACAGCTGATCTTGGTCCTTTTAAAACACCATCAGCTACTATTCAAGATCCACTTTACGGAGATCTAAATAAAACAACTCCAAGAAAATGGAAAGTTCAATATTTAAATAACGACAACTGGATTGATGCATACTCATTTGATCAAAACTCAACAAGAGATGATGGAACTCCTATTGTTAGTGCAGATGGTTATGTTGAACTTCAATATGGACTAATAATTCCAGAAAAATTTAAGGATAGTTTTGTATTTGCAGAAACATTGTCGTCAACAATCTTGCTTCCAGAAATATCAATAACTGGATTCTGTTACCTAATAATTGAAAACGAAAACGAAATTGGAACACTTCATATTTGGAACGGAACAGAATATGAAACATTTATTCCAAACTACGGATGGATTATTGGAAAAGAAGAGGTAGAAACAAATACAAATTTTGTAACAGACTTTACATCACCACAACAATACAACATAAGTGGAAACGCATTACCATTTTATAGAGAGTTTGCATATGTTGAAGGAATTAGACTTGTTGTTGACACAATGAATAAATTTGATTGCACATTTGATTTAATTGAAATGTCTCCAAGACTTGTTGCAAATATTTCAGATAAAGTTAGTGATTATAAAGTAACCAAAATGTTATCAGATATTTCTTCAACAGCACTACCAGTTGGTCAATTACTGGCCTCAACTGGATCTGTTTCATTATTTGATGAAGATCAATCATTTAGTGACTTAAATACAGCAAGCATAATTTCAAACTATATTAAGAAGAACATAAAGTTTAGTTTTTTTGAAAGTTTAATGGACGTAGAAGGATTTGACTATCACATTCCAATAAAAACATTATATAGTGAAGGTATACCACAAAATACTGGAGCCTTTATTGATATTGATTTACGTGATTTCTATTTTTATCTTGAATCTATGCCAGCTCCAAGATTATTGTTAACTGATGCATCTCTTAGCTATGCAGTAACAGTTCTTCTTGACTACATTGGGTTTAGTAATTATTCATTTAAAAGAGTAGCAAATGAAAAAGACCCAATCATTCCATATTTTTTTGTTGGACCAGATCAAAACGTAGCAGAAGTTTTAAATCAATTAGCAGTTTCAACTCAAACATCAATGTTCTTTGACGAATATAACAACTTTATCGTAATGAGCAAAGACTATTTAATGCCAGAAGAAAACACAAGAGAGACAAACTTTGTTCTATCTGGAAATAATAATCAGAATCAGTCTGGAATAATTGAAAATCAAACATCTGGAAACCTTCCAAACATTATTAGTATTTCATCAAAAGATAAAAAAGTTTATAACGATGGAAAAATAAACTACACAACAAGATATATTCAAAGATCATATGGGTCAATAAGACAAGCTAGTTTGATTGACCAAGAAAAAACATGGATATACAAGCCAGCACTTTTGTGGGAAGTTGGAGGCACTGAAAATACAAAAACTATAAATGAGGTTGCATCTAAGCAGGGTAATTATGTCCTTGGTGCAATGCCTATTAACTCTAACATAGTCAATTCTGAACCTTCTGTAGTTAATAATATACTGATAGATAATGTTCTAGATCTTGGAGAAAATGTTTATTGGCTTACAAGAAATCAAGGATACTTTTATGCCAATGGAGAAATTATTAGGTATGATGCAGCAGAATTTAACGTTACTGGAACTGGAAATGTTTGGATTAGTGATAACCAAGAGTATCAAAGATATTTTGCATCTTTGCCATTTAATGGAAAGATTTATCCAACAGGCCTTGTAAGAATTTACGCAGAGCCATACTATGAAACAGTGGATGGAATTACAAGACTAAAGAATGGTCCAGTACAATCTCACGGTAGAGCGCAATTTGGAACAAAAATTACAAACCATGAATCTGGCATTGGAACCTATTGGTCAGATAATTTGTATGTTCGTGGTTGCACAATGAGATCAGATTATTTGTTTACAACAGAATCAGAGATAGATATCCCAGCAACAACATTAGGAAAAGCTGGAAGTAGTGACTCAAAGGCAAAACAAACAACCCGTAATGGAGTAATCAAAAACTTTATGTCTGTTTCAAATAAAACAGAAACAGAAATTAATTCTTTTAATTCAGCACAAACAGGAACAATTCAATCTTCTGCACTCGTAATGAATGGTCCATCGTTTACTTCAACAGAAAAACCTTTAGATTTTATTTCTTATGTCTATAAAGATCTTGATAGTGCATACAGACATTTTGGAACAAGAATGCGTATTGTTGGCAAAATTGAAAACAGTGAAAATAGATCTCAGACACCAGCAGGAAGTACTTCATATTATCAGGTAAATACAGCAAACCCTAGCCAAAGTGTAGCAATCGGTGGAGGTTCTGGAGGAATTGCAGTTATGCTAAATCCAGAAACTAACAATGGATATTATTTTGAAATAGCTGCATTAACAGAGAGCAACATTGAATCTTATCTAAATTTAAAAAATGGAGAGACTGATATATCAATTAGCAATGTTCTTTTCTATAAAATTAAAAAAGATTTATTAACTTCAGAGGCTATACCTGTTAAGCTTTGGGGAGGCCTAACAAGCATAATCGTTGATGATGGTCGGTTTACTGGACAATACAGAATGACGGGTGAGCAAAATTCAACGGTATATGACTTATCGGTAGAGTATGAAGAAGTTGGATCAATAAGAAGATTTTACTTATATATAAACAATCAACTAATAAAGGTTGTTGATGACACAGATCCTCTTCCAATATACAACAATATGGCTTTATTCGTAAGAGGTTCTTCACGATGCATGTTTGAAAACATATACTCTATGTCACAAAACTATTCACAAAATACAGTTTCTGTTGTGTCAGACAAATCATCACAGATATTTGGACAAAATGAAATTAATGCAAATGAGTCATTTAGAAAATATGCTATGAGTGGAATAGTTCAATCAGGTTATCTTTCTGGAATAAGCTCACAACAGCCACCAAAATATAACATGTACTTTGAAGAGTTTGGAACAATTTTACGTGAGTGTGCATATTTTGATATAAAATATGATCGTGCTTACCCAGCTTTATATGCAAAAATATCTCCAACATTTAACAGAATTAAAGGATATACAGTATCTGGTTTTCAGGCTGACTCATATGGTGCAGAATTTTTAATATTTAATGCTACAGATAAAGCACTAGTTTTAGATGAAACAACTGGAAACTATCTAAGAATTCAGGGAGTAACATTTACTCAAGATACAACACACACCTTAACCGTTGATGAGTATTTTCAAAAACGAGGAAACTTGGCTGATCCACAGTTTAAAGGAGACACATTGCTATACTCCCCATTGGTAGAACAAGAAAAATATAACAATATTAAACTAAGCAGACTAACATACGGTAAAAATGAGTTTAGCCTTGATGCTGCATACATTCAAACACAAGATGATGCTCAAGAACTTATTGGATGGATAATAAATAAATCACTAAAGCCTAAAAAATATATTGGCTTAAACATTTTTGCTATTCCAACCATTCAGCTTGGTGACATTGTTACTGTTGATTACAAAGACAATAATGATGAAGACTTAGTTACATTACCTTCCATAAGATTTGTTGTATACAATATTGAATATCAAAGAAATTCAAATGGTCCATCAATGACAATATATTTGAGTGAGGTGTAAAATGTCAGAACAAACTTCAGCAACGCCATATGTACCAACACAGTCTTCACCAACTACTCCTGCTCAAAAAATAAAAGTAGCAACACCAGACATAATCCTTTTTGATGACTCAACCGTTCCTATTGAGGTAATGACTGATCTTATTTTTGAAGATATTGGTGGTCAAGAGTTAATAAATGTTGCAAGATTTGACACAATTAATGGTCAGAATATTTCTTATCAACCAATCAAGAATCTTTCTTTAATTAATCAAGAATACAATCCAAATAATATAATTGGTCTTCAAAAAACATCAAGTATATATTTTGCTGGATTTGCAATAAAACTAGAAGACAAGATCCCACGAACAACTAATTCCCCAGACAATAATCCCGTGTACATGGATTCACTTGGCAACATAGTCGTTGATGCAATCAATCTAAACAGTGACGATCAAATAGAAGTTCAAATCATTGTAAGTGGTACAATATATGATACGGAGATATAATGATAACTGAGAATGGAAAAAATATTATTGCCAAATACCTTTTGGGACAGGCACCAGCTTTTGCATCCTATATTGCTGTTGGATGTGGACCAAAACCACTATCAGCAATAGAGGAGTATGGTGATTACTCAGAAAAAAAATCTCTTGACTTTGAAATGTTTAGGGTTCCTATTTCCTCAAGGGGATTTGTTAATGAAGATGGAGTATCAAAACTAGTATTAACAGCAGAATTACCAACAGAAGAAAGATATGAAATATCTGAAATTGGTATATATTCAGCTGGAATAAATTCTGCAGCAGGATCATACGACAGTAAAACAATTTTAGCTTTTAGTGAAACAGAAAATTGGCAACATCATACGACAACCAGCACAACGTCAATAGGTTTACCAATTGTTGAAGCTTTAGATGCACCATTTAACAATAATATTATTGCAACAACAAGTGCAGTATTTCAAACCAATGCAGACAATAGTATTTTTTATAAAGAATCTAGAGCAAATATATACGAAAGATCTAGATTTTTAAATAACATGGTAATGATACGTGGAAATGATGCAAACCTAACAAAAGATGTTTCAATAACAGCTGCATCTGGAAACGGTACAAGAATTGAATACACAACATCAAAAGTACACAATTTAAAAATAGGAGATACTGTAACAGTAACAGGCATTAATCCAGTCAACTATAACATAACTGGAACTGTATCCACTATACCAACTACAACAAAATTTACACTTTTAAGTGATCAAATTGGAACATATATATCTGGAGGGTCAACAACAGTAACACATTTCTATATTGAAAGTGGATCAAACCATATTCACCTAACTGGAACACAGGTAGATTTTTCAAAAAACTCACCAGGAGATGAGCTTAAACTTGCTTTTTCTGTAATAAATAAAGATGGAACTTCTAGCTCTTCTCCAGACAGAGTTAGAGTTTTGGTTGAGTTTTCATCTTCGGATGCAACTGATTCTGGAGAAAATGCAAGGTTTGAAGTAGATATGATTAATGGTACTGGCGAAGGAGAATATGATCTTGATAGCAATAGATATCATGTAATCACAAAACAACTACAGGATCTATACACAACTCCTGGATTTAACTGGAATGCAGTAACAATTGTTAAGGTTTATGCAAGTACAATAGTTGCTGGTGTAGTTTCAGAAGATTACTATGTTGCTCTTGATGCAATGAGATTAGAAAATGTTTCTACAGTAAATGCACTATATGGCCTTACTGGATACTCAGTAATCAAAAATACTGATCAGGTTACAATAGTAAAATCTCCTAACACTGCAAACTATGTTGAGTTCAGATTTGCAATAGGTGTTTCATAATGTCAAATATAGGAATCAAAAAGGCAACAATATTAAATTCTGACCTACCTCCAATTGACCCACTAACAGAGGGATATAACGTAAGGTACAGAATAATATCTGAAGATAAAAACAGAACATCACATTGGTCTCCAACTTTTTTGATTCAGCCAAACTATACATTTGTGTCTAATACTATTAACTTTAATAAAAATGGATCAATTGCTCAACAAGCATGGGATTCTGTAGCTATTTTAAAAAATGGAAATGAAATAAGAAAAGCAGTTCAATATGATGTTTGGATTAAAGCAGATAGAAATGATGGAGGAGATTGGATTTATTTAGAGCGAGTAAGTGGAACTAGTGTTTCTTTTCCAATTCCCCAGACATACACTATAAATGGAGTAGTTCAAGGATCAGAACCAAACAAACTTACAACTGAAATCTACTTACTTGGAAATCCAATTAGCAGAGACTCAGATTTTTTAAAGGTATACACAGATGGTCCACATACGATATAATGTTATAGGAGGAAGATAATGGCAAAAATACCACTACCCGAAAGAGGGCAACCGTTAGATGTAACATATATCTATCAGTTAGCAGAAACAGTAAATGACTTGGCAACCCAAGTTTCTTCTGCTACGTACAACTACTCAACAATAAATAATGGAGTTTCTGGACAACAAAGCGTAAAGACTTCAGAAACAAAAATTGTTGGTGGATATGTTCAGGTCGCAAATAATGCTACCGTTACTGCAGCATCAGAAGTTGCTTTTTCATATACCTTTGATGATTTCAAGTATTCACCAATTGTGTCAGCAACTCCATATAATATTGGTGGAACACCTGCGGGACAAAATGTAACAGTAATTTTAAAATCAGTAACTACCAGTAAGGTTGAAGGCATAGTAAGATACGGAGCATCTGGAGATCTTTCTTTGGCAGTTCACCTAGTAATCATTGGTATACCAAACTAAATGAATAAATGCATAAGGTGTAATGGAAAAATATTTATTGATAGGCAACACACATCTGAGAGTCATATTGAAACATATTGTATTGGCTGTGGTGATAGAAAATTTTATCATCCACCGCAAAACAGTAGGGAGGGCAGATGGCTACTGCTAAAGGAAAAATACAGAGCGAAGCATACAATAACGAGTCTGTAATTAAAGGAAATCAAAAAATTTGGTTTCTTAATAATGACTTAGTTAGGTTTCATCACAGCTCAAGATCAACAGGTATGGTTTCTTTTTACAATATAACTAAAGATAGATTTGAAACATGTCTTCGTTCTGACTTTAGACGCAATAGAGAGCGAGCATATACTGTAGCAGAAACTGCCATACTTGTCAATAGGCACAGAAAGTATATGCCAAAACTAATTAAATCAGGAATGATTCCGCCACCAATTGGAGCAAAGCTTAATGGAGAGCGTGGATTTAGAATTAGATCATATTATTCAGAATCGCAGGTAAGAGATATTCGTGCTATACTTTCTAGTATACATATTGGACAACCAAGAAAAGACAAATTAATAACGAACAACATGACTCCTACAAGCCAAGAGTTGACACGGCGAATGGGAGACGGTATACTTACATATACGAAGACAGAAGATGGTAGGTTTATTCCTACTTGGAGCGAAAGCATTTAGGCCTTGGGGGGCACATGAATAACGAAGAAACAAAGATTAATGTAACACTTGGATATACGCTTAACCTTGGAAACTTTCAGTCATTGAGACTTGACCTTGGAATAATTGATTCTAAGCGAGAAGGCGAAAACGTAGATCAGGCATTTGAAAGAGTTTATAAGTTTGTTGAAGATAAGCTTGCATCAAAGATTAATGAAGCTAAGGCTGAACTAGAAGAATAATGGCTGAGCGCAAAGACAGAATGGCTTTGCTCAGTCGCTTTAATAAGTTTTATACGCAAAAGTATGAGCGTAAGTCAAACATTAACTTAAATGTAGAGCAGTGGTCTTCAGATGCTTTAATTGAGTCTTATGGAATTAGTGCTTGCTATGATTTACTAGAATATTATTTTAGTGTCGCACAAGATCCTAGCTGGAATTATTTTGCATACAATGCAGAGAAAATTCTTAATGGTAAGATAGAAGTACAACAAGATATTGAACAAAGAAAAGAATTAAGAGCAAAAGCGAAAGAGTGGTTAAGTGAATAATACAGAAGCTAAAGTAATGTCAGCAGTACTTGAAGATAAACAAGTTCATGTTCTATTACAAGCAAATGTAGAAATATTACTAAGAAGCCACAACGATGTATGGAACTTTATTAGACTCTATGCAGAAAATAATGGAACAGTACCACCAACAAATTTAGTTGTAGAAAAGTTTAGAGACTTTATTCCAGTTCCTGGAGTTGGTGCAACAAAGCATCATCTTGAAGAACTGCAAGCAGAATATTTAAATGATAGCCTAAAAGATATTCTTAGATCTGCAGCAAGTGAAGTTCAATCTGGACAAGGCGTTACAGCACTTGAAGAAATAATTACAAAAACCTCTGAACTAAAAAAGAATACATCTGCTATTCGTGATATTGAT